CCCGAGATGATTTATTTGGTGCGCAATGTGCGACATCCACAATAAAAATGTGTTTGATATGGAATTAAATACATCGGTAAATGCATTACCAGATTTATTACCTTGGGTTGATTCAAACACCAAATCTCCCATAATGTGAAGAGCGTTCTGCATAGCGGTCAATAAACCAAATCTAACCAAACGCTCCTCTTCTGTTGACGTAGAATAATAGTTTTCCACTACTAATCGAAAGAATTCGTAACACTCAGCTGGCAACGAACCGTCGAAATTTTTATAATCGAAACAGTGACCGCGATGTGAAAACTCTTTTAACCCCGTAGCATACAAATGCCACACGGCTTCTTTATCTCTGCCTATTCCATGGTATAAAGTGAAACCAGCATGTGTGCGATAATAATTGATAAAGTGTCCGAAATATTTTCTACACAACAGCACAAAATCAAGCGACGATTGTTCGAACACTCGTGTCTTTCCTTTCGAGACTTTCTCTTTACTACGCAATTCGTCTTTTAAAGTGGATAGAAAAACAAATGGAGGAATCAAACCTTGTTTAAGTTGTTCTTCTTTTTCACTTACCAATGCGACAAACGATTTGTCGTACCCCGGTATAACAAAATGCTTGGCCTTATCGCTAAACTTATACTTTAATGGTAACATTAACGCTCCATCGTATTCCTGAGGCAATGGGTCGAACAACTCTTTCTTGCCCGACCTAAAATATTTAGCCCACACACCGGGAGACGTTGTTAATTTAATAGGACCCATATCACCAAACCCATTGATCGTCTCATCCAGAGTTAACAATCTGGCACTAGGATCGGCCTTTACCTTCCCCATCATATAATTAACACACGTATGGATATATCGCATCGGTACACCCGATTGTTTCATAGTATCCCACTTTTGTGAACCAGTAATTAATGGATCAATCTTATTCCCTTCATAAATCAATGGGAACTTTGCGGTTGGTAAAAAGTCACATTCGTCATCTTCGACTAACAGAGGATCATTTATCCTGACCAATTTTGATGTACGATTCACAAAGTGACTCATGGGACGATCATCGACGACGGCTTGTTTAAACAAAGGAATGTCACTATGCCAATAGTCGTTAACCGCGGGTTCGGCCGTGACTACATAATTAGGTTCCGGTGTTTTAACCGTGGAAAAGGAGGGAACACCAGTGGCAGCTCCATATGACATATCAGTACCAATAGCTGAATGTATCCCGACTACACCTACACCAGGGATGTAGTATGGTCTCCCACAATCACCCTTAGCCGTTGTTTGATACACACCTAAATGTTTTTTATAATCAATTTGAAATAAGTTTATTGGGTTATCATTCTCTATTGACGTACTAATAACCGTGCCATTCCAAATCACACCTAAATCACCCATTTCGTCCCGATGTAATAACACGGCATTCTTATTAGAATATTTTTTCCGTGAATCAACAAGATGTTTAGTAATATCCCGAACATTCGGCCAAACAACTGATAGAGTACATAAAACCACATCAGTATCTGGAAAGTAACGACGTTGGTCGACAGGAATCGCCACAACTTGTTTATTTATGTCAACTCCATCAATAATAGATGGTTGTGTAATGTAGATACGTCGACCTTCACTAATATACCGAGTTTCGTCTTTAAAGAAGTGCTTATTGACCAAAAGAACTTTCGAATTGACGAACAAAGCGTGTTGACACGGAACGATAGCACCACCTTCCCAACTTATTTTAACGACATTACGACGTATACGACTAATCACCTCTTTATCATTTTGAGACAAATCGTCTAGTTGGGGAACTAATCGGTGAGCGGGTAGGTGGTTAACCTTCGCGGGTATAGCTTTATTCTCATATGTAGCATTCTGAAAAACCACTTTTAATCCTCCAACTATTTTATAAATAGTGGCGGCAAAAGCGGTGACAACGCCTATTGCTACAAATCCATGTGTCAAATTTTGCACAGTGGCCAAAGGCTTAAGCTCTTTCCAAAATCCGCGCCATATACGACCAACTGGTCGCTCAACTACCCCTAAATCTTCCTTAATGGATAATGATATGTGGACATTTTCCTTAATTCGCGATTTGAGTGCTGGATCTTCAGCTAAAATCTCCAGAATAAGTTGCTTTCTTTCATCTGATAGCGTGTCCGCGTATTCTAGGACACTCACCACCTCGTCACGACGCAATAAGACCTCGTTCATTTCCACAGCATCATCTCTACTTACAGGCATTGCAGGGAGATTACCCCAATTAAACAAACTACCAACCTGATAAGTCATACCCGCCACCATATCCAAATTATCATGAAGATAATCGTGGTTGGAGGCAAATCGCTGAACTAAATAGTCCAAAATCTGTTGAAATGAAATACGTCCATCTTCTACTATATTTAACCGATCGTACTTCATTCGAGTAAATATGTATTTCTCTGCAACCAGCCGATTCACGGCATCGAAACGCTCTTCCATGGTCATATTATCCAAATTACCCAATTGTGAAAAATGGAACTTAGTTGCACCTTTTACAGCTTCCATTCTAATCATCAAACCAAAACGACGTATCAATTTCTCGGGACAATTAATGTGCGCTGATGCAATAGCAATAGGATCTTTCACATTGGTAGTTATGAAAACAAAATCAGATCGGTAAACTTCGCC